GACTGTTCAAGTTCGATACTTGTCGCGCCTGGACGTACGATAAGCCTATTCCTGCGGAACAAATCGACTTCAGCAAAGCATGTATCTATAATCGAAAAGGAGATAAGTAAATGAAATTTCACGTCTACTCCGCAAAGTATTTCGAAGAAGAGGACGTTCATGCGCACTACGCAGACCGACTGAACAAGGTCGGGAAGGTGTCTTACTACTGTGAACGGGATACAGGTAACCCTATTATCGAACTCGAACTTAGTTCACTAGAGGACCTAATTACACTTTCAACTGAATTGCGCGTGCCGCTAAAATTATCACGTCCGTACAATGAAGAGGATCCGTTCCAACTTTGGATCGTTGACGGCTACATGGAATAAGGAGTTACAATGGAAGATAGATACAACATTGAACCAGCTGATATACTGAACTATATCGGTATCAATAATACAAAGGATCCAGACTTTTATGATTGCTTATTAGCCCGGCTAGTAAGTTCCTACACTAAAAAGGAACTTGCGTATAAAGGATTATCCTTCGGCGATTTCCTTGCGGAAATTCAAAGTCAGTCCCTTGCGTACTTAGGACAATAAAAATAAAAGACCTATTCATTTAGGTCTTTTATTTTTGCGATTGTAACTTGGTGAGGTAGTTCGCTAGATCCAGCGCCTCCTCTTTAGCGTGCTGCAGGAAGTCATCCTTATTGTTTTCAGCTAATGTAGTTCCGTACTTGCTTACACCTACAACACTACGAGACATGAGCTCGAGTGCGGTATTTAATACAATAGGATCCAATCCTGTCACGTCGATATAGTCGCGTGTAGGGTAGCAAGTATCACCTATACCTACTGTCCCGTCCGGGGTTATACTATACACTTTACGCATTTTTATCCTCCATCATTCGATTGAACTGTCGCAAGGTCATTGCTATATACTGCTCCCTATTGTCTCCATAATCGAACACTAATGCGCAGTAATCTTTTTTAGCAGCGAACCGCTCTTGCTCATTCTTATCGAACCATTCCTTTTTTAGGCTTACAGTTTTTTGAGGCTTCATCACTGTTTTACATTCAATTAGCATGTCGTCGGTAATGACGTCCCCTTTGTAATAATCCGTAGCTCCGGAATTAGGTTGCACTTTGCCACCTAATTGACGAGCTACTTTTTTCTCCTGACGTGCGCTCGCTCTGCGCGTTGGTATTGTCGATTTTGCGCGTGTTTTCACGATAGCGTGTAAATTACCCAAAGAGTCGCGTAGAACGTAACCTGCGCGAAAATACAAGCCAATGCGGTTGGAATATAAGAAGAGTCAGGAGTCTTCTTGTATTGCGCTAGCGTTAGCAGGGTGAAAACCATTACCAATGCGCTTACTAAATTAAGTAGAAATATCAGTAGGGTTGGAAGTATGTACTGCATCTAATTTCTCCTTTACTTGTCGACCTAGTTTAGATCTAATAATTTTATCGCCCGCTAGGACTTCCTCCAAAGCTAGGACAGTCTTATCGCGCAAGGCTAGTACCCAAGTATAATGGTACCCAATGTCAATCGCTGCCTTGCTTAGTGGAATATCGTCCAGTATACATAGCCGAATGATCATACGTTGGTTCTCTGGGAAGCACTCGACTAGCGTGTCGATGTACCCTACGAACTGTTCAAGTTGTTCGAACTCTTCGCCCTTGTCGTCATTAGCTAATAACCAATTGATGCGGGCGCGTGCTCTTGTGTAGTCTCCTCGTAAATCGAGGATCCGTTGGTTCATTTGTCTGCGTTGTTCGTTCATGCTTTAGGTTCCTCATACTTAATTGTCTCACACGATGCGTCGACATAAATAATATCGTCTAATCGAAGTAGTATATCGGTAGCAATAACGTCACCATTGATGTCCGGGTTGTAAGGTGTCAACCTAATACACTTTTGATTATAAAATTCAGGGTTATCAATGTAACCCTGAATATCTTCAACTGCGTCATCGTAGTCGTCAATGGTGTCGAATAAAGCTGCTACTTCTAAATGAGTACCGTTAGCGTAGATCACATGAAATAACGTCTTTATTCGTTCCATTTACAACACTCCCATCTCTTGTAGCGTGTTCAGTACATTGTCGACCTTTTCGTTGATAGCTAAATAATTTTTTAGGTCTTCCAAGGCCGTCGCACGATCGTTCTTGTTTACGATATCTTGGATAGCGTCACGGAACCCTTTATATTTTCCTTCAGCGATAGTAGTCTCTTTATGAGCGTCCATAAGGCGACTAGACGCTAGAGCGAAACAAGCTACAAGTTTAAGATTTTCCGGATCCTTAGTCTTTAAAGCACGTTCGGTGGTAGCTTCGGTAATGTCTTCGAGTTCTCCTAATGTAAACTCGACTTCAATTTCTTCGTGACCTTTGCCACCAATGCGAGCGCCGAATTTTTTGCTACGATAATCTTTGCATTCTTTACACATTGTTCAGTCCTCCTTTATGGACGTGGGCGTTTTGAAGGTGTTGGTTTTTTACGAGAAGCACGGACGGAAGTCTTTTTAGGAGGGTTTACCATTTCCTCATACTCGGCTTCGGTAATAGGTTCCCAAGTCTCTTCATCATACTCCTCAGGCAAGCGTTCGCCCTTACGCAATACGTTTGCTTTACCGTCGAGTACATAGAAGAAGTCTTCTTCTAATACAGGACACATAGCATTGAGGTACTCTTCTTCATCGACAAGGATGTCACTTGGATCGTCCGGCTCATTTTCGTCCTTCTTGTAGTAGTAGTCATCTTCCTGGTTGTAGAAGTAGTAGGTTTTTGGTTCAACAGGTTTTGCCGCTGCGCGTGCTCCTTTGCGTGGCATTCTAATACTTGACTTAGGTTTTTCTTCCACGTCATCGTCTTGCTCTTCAGCGTCATCTTTTGGTTCATCCTTAGGAGCAGTCTTTTTGCGACGTGTAATGCGAGTAGGTTTTGGATCTTCCTCCTCGTTGTCCTCATCGTTCACTTCGGGCTCTTCCTTAGGTTCTTCCTTCTTGCGACGGCGTCGAGTTGGTTTAGGTTTTTCCTCTTCCTGCTCTTCGTCCTCGTCAACAGGTTCTGGATCTTTTGCTACGGTCTTACGTCCGCGACGAGCAGTCTTAGCTGGTTTTTCTTCCTCTACCTTCACTTCTCCTTCGTCCGTACCTTCGCCGTAAACGAACGCTTCATTCTCTGTGACGTAAGTCGCAGCCATGTCAGCACGGTGAGTCAAAAATGATAGCGGGTTCCATTTGAACGTTTCACTGCATGCACCTAATGTAGCGTAAGGGCTAATATCATAGGCTCCCATGTGCCAGAAAATAGCTTGCGCTTCAAATTCGGTCAATTGAATGAACTTTTGTAGGTAGAACACTGATTGAGCTCCATGTCCCATTTCGGCTTTTTCCTTATTGTACTCGTAAGCCTCATAAGCTTCCCAATCCCCATTTTCGTCCTTGCGCCATTTTTCAGTAATGACATAGCGGTCGATTTTGCATAGGTCGTGGAACAGGGCTACAATAGCTACCGTTTCAGGGCTATAAAGCTCTTGCCAGCCTGCGCCGACAGTATTTTCCATTTCCCATACCAATCGGTCATAGACGTTCAATGAGTGTTCCACTAAGCCACCTTCATAGGATCCGTGATAGCGAGTGCTAGCTGGCGCAGTGAAGAAGTCGGTCTCATGTTCCAACCACTCCATTAGGTTTTCAATACCGTCACGTTCGATATTTTCGGTTACAATTTTTTTGAAGCGTTTAACGTTTGTCATTTTGTTTTTCCTTTTCTTTTTGGTAAATTTGTTCGATAGGAGTTGAACCTCCGTACTGAGTGATTAGGTTCTCTAAGTAACCTAAATTTCCTGCTAATAAAATTCGCGCCGTTGGTGATTTGTTTGCCATGCGTACCTCCTTCAATTGTTTAATGTAATATACACCAAATTCCTTGATTTTGTTTACGACAAGTTGAAAATTTTTAATAAACAAATTTGAACACCGACGACATCTGTATAGAGCCCGGTTTTAATACCTTCAACAATATCCCCGATAATAGTCATACCTTCGAACGCCGAATCAAGTGAGTAATTAAAGTTCGATTTGATCTTATTGATTGTAAATTGCTTCACATTTACTGTCGACTCTTTAGCGTTTTCCGTACCTAATATTCGACTAGCTGCGGCAAAATTATTGTATAGCAAGGTTAGGAACCCAAGGACATTGTCTTGCGTTGCGATAAGTGTTTGGACATATTCAAAGGCTCGTTGAGGTTCGTACCTAATAACACTATCCACGGCTTCAAAGACTTCAAATTGTAAGTCCTTGTGAATAAGGGAGTCCACGGCTTCCTCGGTAGGGAATTGAACCCTACTGATTTTGTCCAGCTCGTTTTCAATACGCGAGTAATCGCGGTCACATAGTTCGATAACTTGCTCCAGTAAGTTTGCAGGAACTTTGAACTTTTTCGAAAAATGGTTCATTAGTTGGGTAGTAGTCATTCGGTCAAATTGAACGACATGATCACTGAACTGTTTTAGAAATTTACTGCGTCCGTCAATCTTTGTGTAAAGTAGGATCAACGTCCCGTATTTAATGTCCTCTAAAGACTTCCACCGCGATTCAGTAGATAGGAAGTCCTTATCGTCCCGTACCGCAAAGACCTTATCATTAGCTACAATAGAACGCTGCGTCAATGGACGTAGAATAGAGGCTACACTTGACTCGCGTTTGACAGGTGTTTTCATTTTGGCTAAATAGACGTTCATTAGTCCAATTTCTTCGCCAGTAAAAATGTAGAAAGGTAGTAACCTGTCTTCCTTAATATGAGTCATAAACTCCATTAAATTAACCAATTTCTTGGACCTCCTTTACGAGCTTGTTCATTGCGAATAGTTTGTTCTTGCCCTTAGTCGACACGGTACCCAAGCACTTAGCGACTAATTGAAGTAGACCGTAGTTAGCTAAAAGGACTTCAGTATCTTGGATCTTGCGATTTTCAAAGCCGATATAGTTCATCGCAATTTCTAAAAATAGTTCAGGGATTAGAGCGTCTTCCCGGGTGTCTGTGTCTTTCAGTTTAAACCAATCGACCATCTTCAATGCGTTACTAGACGAGGCTTCGAAAATATTGTCGTAGAAAAACTGAACTTTTTCCAAGTACAAGGCTAGTCCTTCCTTGCCGTGGTTTTGAACAAGGAACTGAACTTGTCCTGGACTACTGAACATTGGAGCCATCTTTAGGATATCCTTACTAGATTTCACAAAGTGCTCTAAATAGTGTGATACCTCGTCCGTTGAATACGGAAGCAAGGTAACAACCCAAGAGCGCGAAATAAGCGTATCCAAAACATCTCCTTCGGTATAAGCCAGCATGCAGATATGAACGTTCTTAGGTGGCTCCTCCGTTACTTTTAGTAAGCTATTTTTAGCTCCTATGGACATACCTGCGACCTGTACGACGAACAAGGTAGGTTGAGCAAGACTAGAAGCTAGTTCAATCATGTCTCTAATATCGTCGACTTTATTTTCAATGAAGATACAGTCATACCCTAATTCTGCGGCGACATATCTTGCGAATGTACGTTTGCCCGATTTTTTAGCTCCTACAATGACCATCGAATTAGGAAGATATTTTCTTTGTTTGACAAATTCTTTGGCTTTACGTTGCCCAATAAAATCGACCATGCTAGTCCTCCTGCGTCATTAGTAAAATTTGAGCTTCTATAATTGGCTTAGCGTTCTGTTCCCATTTGATCACGGAGTTTAGACGGTTCATTTCCTCCAGCATCCACAAGAGCAGCGAATAGTCGACAGTATGTTGAAGCCGTGCTAAGTCTGCACCTAAATGATTAGGCAAGGAAGTGAACGAGATATCTTGCGTAAGGGCGTACTTACATACGTCGACAAGGAAGTCCGTATAGTTGCGCATGGTTAGTTTTAAGTCCTTACCGGACATAAAGAAGTCATCTAGCGTGCGCAATGCGGCTTCGGTATCGTTCGAAAGAATCGTATCCGTCAAAGCTACAAAGGTCTCATAATCTGGCGTACCTAAGGCGTTAGCTACTTCTTCAATAGTGATGTCCATTGTGTAGTCCAGGACTTTTTCTAAGCGTGTAATTGCATCGCGCATCCCTCCATTAGCTAGCTTACCTATGAACGCTAAGGCTTCCACGTCCCAGCTATATGGCGCACCTTGTTCACATTCTGCTTCTAAAATGTAGGCAAGTTGTCGAACGATGTCCTCGTTAGGAATACGAGTGAAATCAAAACGCTGAACCCGGGACATAATGGTTCCAGGTATTTTTTGAGGATCCGTAGTACATAGGATGAAGATAGTTCCTGCAGGTGGTTCCTCGAGTGTTTTCAATAGCGCATTAAATGCTCCAGTCGAAAGCATATGAACCTCGTCGATGATGTAAACCTTGTACTGACTGTCTAATGATTTGAACTTACTGTCTTCGATAATATCGCGGACGTTCTCCACTCCATTATTAGAAGCGGCGTCGATCTCAATTGGTGTACCTTGTCCCTTGTTCACGTCCTTGGCGAAGATACGAGCTGAGGTAGTCTTCCCCGTTCCAGCTCCTCCGCAAAATAGATAGGCGTGTTTGATCTCCCCGGTCTCTAGTTGGTTGATTAGGATTTCCTTGACGTAGTCTTGTCCTACTACGTCACTGAATTGTTTAGGTCTATACCTGTTAGCTAAATTGATCAAGTTGGTTGTCCTCCTGAAATTTTCAATAAGTGAGTAGCCGTTCCCTCTACCCATGGATCTGTATACGGTAACCCCATACCGGTATTACCATCGAATGTTCGAAAAGCCTCGTACCATGCGGATTTCCTAAATTCGTTTGGGTGAGCTTGTATTAGGTCGTAAAGTTGGTGACTCCATCTATCATACTGCGCATCTGTAATAAGGTTCACGTTTTGACGATAGTAGAGATTTGAGTGAACTAATACTTGGCGTTGACGCCTGTTGATTAGTTCCAGTACCTCGCGGTCTAGTTGAACCTTAGGTCTGCGCTTGATAGGCTTGGAGACCTTAGGTCCACTAGGGCGTGAAAATAATGTTCGTTGAGCCATGCTATTGCTCCTCGTAAGAAATAGCCTCGTGTACGCAAGTCATTAGATCATCGAAAACTTGATCGTCTTCCCGTAGTCGTTGAACTATTTTAGACTTACCTTGGAATTTTAAGTCGTCTCCGTTTTCGTCCTGAAGGATCTCACCTGTGTCTGGGTCTAAAATACTGAACCAGGCTCCTGTCTTGTTTACAAAGCCGTATTCGATAGCTACGTCTACAAGGTCACTTTCAACTTGGATCCCCTCGTGGTAAGACAAGGTATATTGAACTAGCTTTCTATCCGGTTTAAATGCCTTGGTCTTTTCGACAAAGGCTTCGACCATGTTACCTGCAGGGTTACGAGCAGAACGGTTCACTTTTTCGCCCTTTTCATCAATGAAGTCCCCTTTGCGGAACTTAATACGGACGGCGCAAGCATGCTTCCACATCTTACCACCGGGCGTGGAGTACGTTGAATACATACTGTTCAAGTCTTCACGGATTTGATTGATACCTAAGAAAATAGCATTGTACTTGGTTAGATAAGGCGTTACTTTTCGACTGAACTCCGTCAACGGCGCCGAAATACCTGCGTAAGCCTTTTTAGTAAGTTCTTCGTCCAGTAGGTTTTGACTAACCATGTAAGGAAGGGAGTCTAAAACAATTAGACCGACTTCTCCTGTATCGTACATATCAATGACGTACTGAAGGATCTCCTCTGCGGAGTTATGTTCCGGTCGCACAATCCAAAGGTTATCCACGTCAACGCCTAATTTCTTAGCCCAATCCGTGTCCAATGTATTTTCTAAATCCAAGTATACAATTTTCAGCGGTTCCTTATGAGCGTCCAAGCGCATTTGAATTTCCTTGATTTTAGTCTTGTTCGAACCTTTTGCGTTTTGTAGCTCCCCCAGTTGGGCGTTCAAATCCTCTTGTAATTGCTCCCACTCTTCCTGGAAAATGTACTGCGCATTTTTTACAATGTCCAAAGCCGAAGTAGTCTTACCACTCGACTCAGGCCCAAAGAACTCGATCACACGCTTGCGGGGTAGTCCTCCATAGGTTTGGAAGTTCATTATAGGAGTAGAAAAGGGAATCCTCGGTAGGTTTCCCTCTCTAGTCCGTGAACAGCTACAAGCGCCTTGGAGTCCTTGTTCCAATCTTGCATAATCTGTTCAAGTTTCATTAGAAATCTCCTGTACTTCCATGCCCTCCGCGAGCTACGTTCCTTAAAGAATCAACGAATTTAAAGTTCAATTGAGGTTGTTTTTCTTGGATACGGAACTGAGCAATGCGTTGATCGAAGAATAGTTCAGTGTCTCGGGTTGCGTACCATACTGAGAACCATTCATCGGTATCCCCTTTATAGCCCTCGTCAATGACTCCACTTGAGACGAAAATTAGTCCAGTCTTTTTGAACAGACTTGAACGAGGATGGAGAATAGCTTCATGTCCTTTAGG